ATGCGGGTCAATTACGTCTTCATCGACTACGAGAACGTCCAGGCAACGTCACTACGCTTGCTGCAGCCAGACCACTTCAAGCTCCGGGTGTTTCTAGGGCCGAATAACACGAAGCTGCCGACCGAACTGGTGACTGCAATCCACCGATTGCACGATAGAGCCGAGTACATCCAGATGGACACTCCCGGAGCCAACGCTCTGGACTTCCACATCACTTACTACATGGGCGTTCTGTCGGCTGAAGACCCTGCTGGCTATTACCACATAATCTCTAAAGACAAAGGCTTTGATCCGTTGATTAAGCACCTGAAGTCCCGAGGGATTACGGTGATAAGATCCGAATCTATAGAACAGATGCCATGCTTTAGGCCGACTGCGCCTACACCCCCTCAACCGGTACCAGCTAAGAAGACACAGGCGCAGAGCGTGACTGTGCGTAAGGATGACGTATTCAGTCTGGTAGTGGCTGACCTAGTGGCACGAAAATCCTCAAGGCCTAGAACAATCAAGACGTTGAAGAGCACCATCCACGCAAAGGTCGGCAAGGATCACGCTCTAAGTGAGATAGAGGCGATTTATAGAACGCTACGCCAGAGGGGGTACGTGAAAGAAGCTGGAGAAAAAGTCTCATACGCCTTACCTACCTTGAACTAGGGGATTGAGCGTTAGGGCATCTTGTAGATGGTCGGGCGACAGGTGCGCATAACGCATGGTCATCGCCAACGACGTATGTCCCAGGATTTTCTGAAGCGTCAGGATGTTCCCGCCCCGCATGACGAAGTGACTGGCGAAGGTGTGCCGCAACACATGAGTAGCCTGGCCGGCTGGGAGCTTGATCGAGGTCTTCTCCAGAACCCTGCTAAAGGTCAGTATGCAGTTGGTGAACAGGCCGTGTCGCTTGAAGTAGACGTGCAGTGCCTTCTCCAGTGCGCTATCGATAGGAATCGACCGGGTTCGCTTCGACTTTGTGTTGGCGAAGGTCACCATGCCGTTACGCACTCGCTCAGGTGTCAGCGCTTGGGCTTCTCCCCATCTGGCCCCCGTACTCAGACAGATTCGAGCGATCAGGCCGATGCCCGGGCTAGTCGTGCGTCCGTCCAGGGCATCGAGCAGTTCAGCTATCTGGCAGGTCGACAGGAAGGAGATAGGGCGTTCCTGAAGGCGTAGCGGACGTACCTTGGCCAGCGGGTTGGGGTAGTCGATATCGCCCAGGCGGTGCAGTTCGTTGAACAGAGCTTTCAGGTAGCCCAGCCGGTTATTCATCGTCTTGCCTTGAATGCCAGCCTTGAGCAGCTCGCTGCGCGTTTCACAGAAGGCATTGCCGGTGAGCTTGATTGCCACAGGATCGCCTAGATCCTTGGCCAGGTTTTGCAGGGTGCGGAGAATCGCGGCACCGTCAGCCAGGGCGTGGCCGTGCAGTTCGTGATACCGGGTGCAAAGCTCGGAGAGGCGGCGACGGTCTTTCGGCTTGGGCGTCCAGGCAGGGGATTCGATGCAGTTGGCCCGGCAGGTTGCCTCAAAGCGCTGGGCTTCACCCTTGGTCTTGAAGGTCTTGCGAAAGCGCCGGCCCTTGATGGGCTCAACATCGACTTTCCAGCGGCCATCGCTCAGTTGCTCAATTGCCATGATGTCGGCCCCGGCCAAGAGCGTGAACGTCAGCGTGTTTGTCTTGTTTGTGTATTTGGCAAACAAACATCAGACAGCACGCCCCCAACGCACATGCCGTTCCTCAAGGATGCCTTTGATGTGCTTGTACAGACCGTCCTCATCCATGCCCTTGGCGGCATAGTGGTCGCGGATCACCGGCCAGCATTCCCAATCCTTGAGCCGGTAGAAAGCCTTTCTAGCGCCCACTCGCTCCCGTGCCAGCAGGCTGACGAAGTTTCCCAGGAACAGTTCCACGTTCTTACCGGAGAAGCCGCGCGAGGTCTTGTATTGGCGCTTGTACTCGGTTTCGTCCACCAGGGAATCGACCGGCAGATCGACGCGCACGTCGTCGCGGATCAGCGTCCAGATGGGCTCGAAGTAGCCAGGGCGAGCCAGCAACTTGAATTGGCGCAAGCCATAGCGCCACAGGCCATCGAGGTGCGGTGCAAAGGCCGCGTAGCTGTTGGTTTCGATGGCCGCACCGGTGTGCAGATCGACTGAGCCCGAGGCGAATTGCTGGATAACCGAGTGGTGGTAACGCAGCTCAACGCGCCACACATCTTGCTCGGGGTTGTAGTTGTCCGGGTCGGTTTCGTCGAAGCTATCGCGACGCTTCCAGACGCCTTCCCAGTAGTCGAGCTTATCGGTGGCTCGGGCTTGTTCGGTCTTGTTGTAGATGCCCAGCTGGACGCCTCCAGCGGAGCCAAACAGGTAGGACTGGCCTTTACCGTAGGTCGCAGACTCCAGCGTCCACTGGATTTCCTTGATGCCGGAGATATCACGGGCAGCACGTGCGCGGCAGTGCATGCGGGCGACCAGATCGGCAGGCGGGTGCCAACCTTGGAGGTCAAGCGCGAGGTGGACGGCGCATTGGTTGCGTTCGATGTTGGTCAGGACGTGGCTGGCGTAGTAGTCGAGGCGTTCTTGCAGGCGCTCAGGCGAGAAGGTGTCGATGGCATGGGGCGAGACTTCGATTTTCAGGTGTGGGCCAATGTTCTCCAGCTTGGCGTTGAAGTTCTTCACCAGCAGGATGATGCCAAGGTCAGCGTTCTGCAGCTTGTACTGGTAACCGGAATCCTTGCTGACACGACCCGAGTGCCAACGCTGGCCAGCGAAATCGACGATGGTGCCGGGCTTCTCGAACAGGCACATGATTTCCGGACGGATCAGCCCCCGGTACAACTGGCGGACGGTATCGACGCTACAGGCCAGGATTCGGACGTTGGACAGGTCAGTTATCCGAGCGGTCATGCTGTCGAAGAACAGCCTACCGGTTGGGCTTTTCTTGAACTCACGATCTACGCGGAGTAGGTCTTTAACTGCCATTTTCTAATGCTCCAAATAGTGCCGAATCGACACGTTTAACCTTGGTTTATCTGACGTGCTACAGGGACGTCAGCGCGCCTAGCGGTCGGCAAGGCGCGCGGTCCCACCGGCTGCGCCGAAGTGCCCGCGCGCCTGCTCGACCGCCTGCGGAACAAGCGGACTTACCGCATCAGGTACAGCTACCCCTCTTTCATCGGTGTGTATGGCTGCGGTGAGCAGCACAACGAGGTTGGTTCCACGGGTGCGGACGGAGGTCGAGCGGAAGGCATGGCCAATCACTGGGATATCGGAGAGGAAGGGCACACGGGAGACGGATTCATCCCGTTGCTCTGATCGAAGGCCGCCCAGGAGCACACCCCCACCATCGGGCAACTGCACCTTGGTGGTGATACGGCGGGTATTGGTGATGATGTCGGCAGCGCTGCGATCATCAGAGACGGTCGAGGCGGATTGGTTAACGCTGAGTTCGATAGCCCCTGATGGTGTGATGAAGGGTGTTACATCGAGCGAGACGCCTACATCCTGGCGAACGATGGTCTGGAAGGGATCAGAGGCGGGCGTAGATCCACTGGTGGTTTGCCCGGTGATGAACGGGACGTTCTGCCCGACGACGATGGAGGCAGCTTCCCGGTTGAGGGTGAGCAGCTGGGGCGTTGAGAGGATGCGATTGTTGCCGCTGACTTTGACGGCTTGCAGGAAGGCCGAGAGCGTTGGCCCATTGAAGGTGAGGCTGAAGCCCAGGTCGGATTTATCGGCGCTGCGCAGGCTGATCCCACCCAGGTCGGTTCGATCATGTTTGGCGCCGACATTGAGGCCGAGGGCTTCGAAGTCGTTGTCGGCCAGCTCAGCCACCACGGCGGTGATGACCACTTGGCGACGTGGTTTGTCTATTTCGGCCAGGACACTGGCGACGGTTTCGAGCTGCGATTCTGTAGCCGTGACGATGACAGCATTGGAAGTTGGCGAGGGGGTGGCCATGAGGGATTGGCCGGACTGCTGGTTTTCGCCTTGCTGCGAACGGAGCACATCGAGAATCGATTGGTAGGCGAAATCGGATTGCAGATGCTGGAGCTGGAAGACCTTGGTTTTCAGGTCGAGCGGTTCAGGGATCGGCTGCGCGCTGATCAGCAGCGTGTTACCACGTGCGGCGAAGTGAAAGCCGGACGAGGTAACGGCGCTGGCGATCAGGGCTTCTAGCTCGGCGTTGTTGCTGTAGGTGGCGAAGATGCTGATGGGAGCACTGCGGATATCCGAGCCGACCACCACGGACTTGTTGAGCATCTGCGACGACCATTCAACGAAGTCTTGTAGGGTGGCGTCATACAGTTCGATGCGTTCGGTAGCTCTGGCTGACTGGGAGCATGCAACGACCAGGGAGACGAACAGGGCGAATGAAAAGCCGATGACGGCTTCGATACGATCAGTCATGGCAGATCACCTGTAGAGGGAGAGGTAGTCATCGCCCCGAACCAGCAGGGCTTCGCGGGGGCCTAGGCTCTGAACAGCAACGCCACGTGGCATCAGCTCTTCTGAGCTGATGCGTTCCCCATCAGGGTTGCGGAACACGTAGAAGGAACGCCCAGCCAACAGGCCGTAGGTGGCGATGCGGTAGCCCTCGAACTCAGTAGCCAGGGTGGTGGATGGCGTAGCCGCCTGTTGAGGCGTGCTTTGTACCGTGGAGGCTTCAGCAGGCTGGCGGCTGTAGGCGATGCCAGCGAAAACCGGGACGCTGATTACTACGGCGACGATAGCGCCCAGTGCAAAGGCATTGAGCACGCGAGTTCGGCGGAAGAAGATTTTGGTGGTGCGCATGAAGAACCCCATATCCCGCTTGGCGGTGGGCAGTGGGCGATACCAGTAGCCAGGCGGCAGCATGGAATACGAGCCTTTGTCGTATTCCTTGTCGTATTCCTGGGTGGTGTCGTAGAAGCTGTAGAACTCTTCGCCGCGATAGAACCAGTCATCGACCTTGGGCGAGTTGAACTTGGCGCCGTACTTCACGATGGCTTGATGCAGTTTCGGCAGGCGGCCTTTGAAGAAGCCCAGCGAGAGGATGCGAAGTAGCGGGCCGATGGGGAACGGCAGCTTTATACGGTCGAGGCGGTTGATGTAGACGACGTGTTCAGCGATGGATTCGCGAATCTGCTTGTCGATGACGTTGATGTTCTGCACGCACAGCCACAGATCCCAACGACGCTTGCGCAGGAACAGGAAGAACTTGAGCAGGTCGGTTCGACCACCGCTGTTCCAGTCGCGGGAGTTCAGCCAGACGCCGGCTTCATCCAGGAAGATGCCGCCGAACTGTTCTTCGTCGTAGACATCGCAACCGACGCCCAGGCCGATCAGGTCATCGGCGGTCGGCAGGTCAGGCAGGCGGACAAGACGCGAGTGTTTGTTACCGCGCTTGCACAGCTTGTCCATTTTCACATCGACGTTGACGGCTACCCGGCGCTTCTTCTTGAGGTAGTCGAGGATGCGCATCACGCACAGCAGGGTTTTTCCGGCACCGAGCTTGCCGGTCACGATATAGACGGCCATGGCAATTACTCAGGTGTGAATCAGCTTTTCAGAAAGGCGGCTGACCCAGTAGAAGACGAGGGACTTAACGCGGGCGACTACCAGCAGGGAAAGGCAGTAAGGGATGTTGCCCGGGATCAGCATGCGACCGATGGTGAGCAGGTCATCCGGCAGTCCACCGGTAAGGCCGGAGAACAGTGAGCCGATAGCAGCGGACAGCACGTTGATGGCCACCGCGATGGCAGCCACCACTAACGCCAGAATGCCCAGCTTCTTGAAGAAGCTGCCCAGGAAGGTCATCAAGGGGGCGATAAGCGGGGTCAGAAAGCCCAGTAGAAACTTGCCACTGCCCGCGAACAGGCGCAGGAAGAAGCGACCCAGGAAACCAAGCAGAAATGGCATGGTTAGAACCCTCCCTTGGCGGCTTTAACGTCGTCCTGGCGCAAGCCAGAAAAGAGAATTCGCCACAGGCCAATGGCGGTCACGCAGTAGATGACCCACTCAAGCAGGCGCGTGTAGCGGGATATCTCGCACACCGGCAGGACAAGAGAGGAGTTGTATTTGCCGAGGGAGAAGGCGACTTTGTAGTCGGCACAACCACTGGCCGAAGGCAGAACGGTTTCAAGGCCCCGGCGAAGCCCGACCGTGGTGCCGTCGCCAAACCAGCCGGCCACCGTGTTGGGCAGCGCATCCAGAAACTCTTGGGAGTCTTCTTCGTAGGCGTCTATGGCCCCTTGGCCTTCGCTGGCGAGAAGGTCTCCGATGGCGGAGCCGGCAGACTCACCAGATGCTTCCGATTCAGCATCGTTGCCGTCGCCGGAGTTGTCGTACTCACCGCCAAACAGGGAGTCCCAAATCTTGTCCAGGCGGTCTTCGACACCTGAAACATCAGTCGGCGGGCCACCACCACCTGTGCCGCCATCCCCCGAGCCGTTTCCATTTCCGTTGCCGTTACCGGAGCCATTGTCGCTACCGTTACCGGAGCCGTTATCGCCGCCGCCATTGTCTGAGCCACCGTTATTACCACCGGTATTGCCGCCCGAATTGTCGTTACCGCCTGTGTTGCCGCCGTTGTTGGTGTCCGGGTCGAAATAGCGAACGCAGGTTGTACCCGACCACGCGAAGCCTTTGCCGCAGTTGTTGGCTGGGTTGGTGGGATCGTTGGGATCAGCTGGCGGGTTTGGATTAGGTGGGGCCGCCGCATCTACCGGCTCGTCAGAAGGTACGCAGGTTTGGCCTGTGCCGGAGTAGCGGAATACGCAGTAAAGGTCGCCAGGATCGCCGCCACGGATGCTGCCGCAGTTGGCCATAGAGCCGTCACCAGCATATGCGTACTGGCAACCATCGCTGCACATATTGGGATTTAACGGGCGGGTTGGAGAGCCCGGAGGAATGTCGCTTCGGCGGCCAGCCAACGCTACAGAGTGATCAACACTGCCAGCTGTAGGGGAGCAATCTTTGGGAGGCACGTTACAGTTAAGGCCATCGGCGGAGCCGTGCTCACAGGTGACCGTTGTGGATACCCACTGGCCGTAAGCACCGCGTGGGCCGCTGGGTTGCAGGTCGCCGATACAGTTGCCGCCACCAGTGCCAGCAAGAGCAGCGACGTGCTTGTATCGAGAGGTGCCGTCCGGGTTCTCCGAGAGGATCGCCATACAGGCAGCATCGGAGTTCTTTTGCCGCGAGGTGATCCAGTCACCTTGCTTGCCGTAGTAGTAGGTAATCTTTGTGGCGGCATTCGCGGCGGCAGAGAGCGCCAGGAATACAAGTGCCAGCAGCGCGTGAACAGATAGGCGAGAGAACGCTTGAGTCATGTTCATATCCGCCTTAACAGCAGTGTCCAGAACGCCGCCAGGAAGATGGTGAGCATGTTGGCGTCCATGAAAGGCCTTTTGAAAAGGCCCGATAACGCGTTACCGGGCCGTTTTTCCGCTAAATCAAGCGCCCGCTGCGCTGAACACGCGACCGGCGATCTTGAACAGAGCCAGGGTGCCGCGGATGACACCGAACAGAACCGCACCAGCGGCAACCAGGGTGCCGAAGGCGACGGCCAGGTCGGTGAAGACCTCGAGCAGTTCCGGTGGAACGGTGATGGCCGCGTTAGCCGCACCGGCAGTCATGCCAGCGGAAACCACGGACAGCATGACCATCAGCTTTTGAGGGCTGATGCCTTGCTTCTTGGAAACGTCGCGCAACCGGGCGACGGCGGTTTGTTGTTGCACGTTCATAACGAACATCCTCAGTTGGTTGATGCGTCAATGATTTCTTTCCAGCCAAGCCGGAAAGCACCCCAGGCGACGCCGAGCCCGAGAGAGCCGATGTAGAGCCCAGCGATAACGAGGTATTGCCCCCAGGTGAATGCCATTGCCCGTTACCTCTGGTGCCCGTGAATGAGGCCAAGGGCGGTCAGAAAGACCATCCCTTGAATGAATTGCAGGGCCCACAGATCACCCAGGGTGACGTTGGCGAGGTAGCTTTCGAGCGATCCCATACCGGCACCTATTGCGGATAGTCCGTGAGCGCTGCGCCGTCTTCTTCTTGCTCAGCCAGGGCCTTGCAGTCAGGGCAGACGGCGTAGTCGGGCGCCATGCCGAAGTCAGACGCCCAGCCGCTGGAATCAGCAGGCTGGCCGTAGACTTGGCCCATGCAGGCCAAGCACAGGTCACAGAGGACGCGGCCGTGAATCAGCATGGCGATGGCCTGGGGTTAGGCCTTGGCAGCGTCAGCCGGCTTGGGCTGTTGCTGGCCGGCTTGCGGAGCCGTCTTGCTGGCTTGGCCCTTGGGGTTCACCGCTTCGATATGCAGGGCGAGGTTCTTGCCCTTGTTCTGGCCGCCGCGTGCCACGTCGAAGGTGATGCGCACCAGCTCCAGCGGAGCGAACTGGGCACCGGCTGCGAATACTTCGTCAGCGGCGTCTTCTGCGATGGCCATGCCGATGATGGACAGGCCGTGCTCGGTCTTGCCGTCCGGTTCGTCGCCGTAGAAGACCTTGGCATATTTGGTGTCATCCACCTGGGTCATCTGAGTGCCCAGAAATGCAACTTCCATAGTCGAACGTGCCATGTGTGTTTCCTCGCTTAGTTGCGCGTTAGTGCGCGGGTTTGCCTTTCAGTAGGCCGAGCGATCCCGCACGGGCAAACTTTTGTTTTTGCCCGAGGGTGGTTCTCGACTTGCTGGGGTTTCAGTTGCCGCTTGAGCAGCCTGTTAGTTCGTTAACACCAAGGGCCGCGCCCTTGTCATCCCGTTTCGCCACCGTCGCCCGCGACTGGCGGAGATTGCGCGGTTCGATCAGGCAGGCCGTGGTGGCCAGTCACGGACGCCGGAGGCGATTGCTCTAAAGGCTTTTGGCCAGCACCCAAGATGCGATAGACATCAAGTAGGAACAGAGAGCAGAGCACGAGCAACCAGCCAATAAAGAGCAGCGCTTCGAAAGTGCTCATGCGTTCACCCCACCAGTTCGAACGGTTCGCGTAGGGGCACGAAAGGCGTGGGTTTGCCGGTGTCGTTCACAACGCTCCAATACTTCTCCGGTCGGCTGCCTGGCTTGTGCTTCTCGCAGGTAAAGGCCGGCGAGAGGAAGGTTGCCCGCCCATTTTCCAGCGACCAGCGAGCGGGGCGGCAGTCGGTGCATTGTGTGTATGGGTAAGTACCCCAGTGAGACGACCGACGGGGCGAGACCCAGTTGCGTTTCACGTAGCACACAGAGCAGTCGCAGTTGTCGGCATGCGGTTGGCGGTGATACCGGGCGAGACTCTTCATTGGCCGACACCTCTGGCTTTACCTGGGTGAAGCTGGCTTGCAGGCGGGTGACGATTTCGGCGTTCAGGGAGCGGTTGGCCTGTTCGGCGGCTTGCTCTACTTGGGCGCGGAGGGCTGGCGGCATGCGCAGCTTGAATTGCGGGTCAGTGCGGCTCATGCGGCAGCCCTCACACCACGGACGCGGTAGAAGTCGCGGGCGCGTTCCTGGGTGAGTCCCCAGTGACGACCAGGGCCGGACGGCAGGTCAGCAATTACGCGCTCGATATAGGCAGCACAGTCGGCTTTGTTCGGGCCGGTGTGGACGCGGTGCCAGCGGCGTTGCTTGGTGGCACCGTGGAGGGTGCAGGTCTCGACAATGTAGGAACGGCTCATTGGTTGACCCCCTTGAACAGCACCACGCGGGTTTTGCCGAGCTTCAGGCTGTCGACGGCACCGGTTCTGATCCAGAACGCGACCTGCTCGACGGAAACACCGGCTAGGGCGGCGAAGGCGGCTTGCGTATAGAAGGGAGGGTTCATGCCGTCCACTCCTGTTCCAGCAGCCAGGTGCGGAGCAGGGCGCTGTTGACCATGCGGCGCTTACCTAGTTTTACGGTGGGGAGAACGCCTTTCATTGCCCAGGCACGTGCGGTGCCGTAGGTCAGACCGTTGCGGTCGGCCCAGGACTCGACGGTTTCCACGTCCTGTTGCGGGCCTATCAGCTTCGAAGGTTCCAGCTCTTCCAGTTCCATGCTCGTTCCGTCACTATTCGTGTCAATGCCAGTTATTCAGCATTGCGTTATCCAAAATGGATCGTGTCGAAATGGATAATGCCATTGTTGATCCATATTGGATATATCAACTATAGATCAAGTGGCTATGATTAAAGAGCGCGTTATAACTATTTTGAAAAGCTCAGGGATTCGGCTTCCTGAGCTGGAGGAGCGCACTGGCATCAGTCGCTACACCTGGAACAACCTGAAGAACACCGCCAGAAAGCGCGAAATCAAGGCAGAGGAGATCGAAGCTATAGTTAAGCTCTTTCCTCAATATGCCTTGTGGGTGGTCAGTGGAGAGGTTGCGCCAGAAGCAGGGCAGACAAGCCCTGAATACGATCAGGCCAATTCAAACTTGCCCAATCAAAACGCGGGATAA